ATGAATCCCAATCGATACACTAGAGAACGAGATCTAGGTGGCGGAAGAAAGGAAATATCATGATTTTTAATCGCATTAAAGAACTCAAAGTACAGGGTAAAAAAATTGGTATTACCTTTTCACAATTTGACATGCTACATGCAGGCCATATTGCCATGTTGGCCGAAGCAAAAAATCATTGCGATTATTTGATTGCAGGGCTACAAACTGATGCTAGTGTTGATCGACCGGATTCAAAAAATCCCCCTGTGCAAAGTATTGTAGAACGTCAGATACAATTGAGTGCATGTCGTTTTGTAGATGAAATTGTGATTTACACCACCGAACAAGACCTAATTGACTTGATATTGACCTTGCCCATTGATGTGCGTATCCTTGGAAAAGAGTATGAAGACACTAATTTTACCGGTCGTAACGAAGGTATAGGTCTTCAGATTGAACATGTGTTCAACAGCCGCGATCACAGTTTTTCAAGTTCAAGTCTACGCAAACGAGTAGTTGCCGCGGAAAAACAAAAGGAACTGATGTGATATTATACGTAAACGGCGATAGTCACACAGCTGGTGCAGAAATTGTAACTCCTTATGCATTTGCCGGAGATGACCAACGCTATGTCTACATGGGTCGTAGACCACATCCTGAAAACATTATTGCTACGTGGGGCAAAACATTAGCTGATGCAATCAAAGCAGGTTTTTGGTACGACGCTGAGTCTGCCAGTTCAAATGCACGTATTATTAGAACCACAGAAAAATATCTAACGGAGCATGCTAGTAACCTGTACGAAACATTGATGATCATTCAATGGAGTACTTGGGAACGAGAAGAATGGTTACACAACGGTGTTTATTATCAAGTAAATGCTAGCGGTATTGATGACGTTCCACAAGAGTTACAAGAAAAATACAGAAATTATATTGTTGGAATTGATTGGCAATTGAAAACCGAACAAGCACACAACAACATTTGGCAACTACATTGCCAACTCAACGATTTAAATGTCAAACATGTGTTTTTTAATGGTAACTCAGATTTTTCTAAAATTTCTGATCAACACAATTGGGGAGTAAGTTATATAGATCCTTACAAACCAAAATCTACATTTTCGGATATACTTAAACAACATGGGTTTGATACAGTAGCACCCAATTCTTATCATTTTGGTAAACCTGCTCATAGCTTTTGGAGCAATTATATGCTACAATACGTTATCAGTAACCATTTGATTTGAGTCAAAATGCAATATCTTTTAATCGATACTTCTAACATGTTTTTTCGTGCTAGGCATGTGGCCTACAGAGCAGAGGATGCTTGGGAAAAAATTGGATATGCATTGCACATTACACTAGCATCAATTAACAAGGTAGCACGTCATTTTGATGCAGACCATGTGGTTTTTGCACTCGAGGGACGTAGTTGGCGTAAGGATTTTTACAAGCCCTACAAAGCAAACCGTGCAGAATCACGGGCGGCTATGTCAGAAAAAGAGCAAGAAGAAGACAAATTGTTCTGGGAAACCTATGATAATCTGACTAAATATTTACTAGAGCAAACAAACTGTTCAGTAATCCGACACCCCAATGCAGAAGCAGATGATGTAATAGCACGTTGGACTGCTCTGCACCCACAAGACAAACATATTATTATTTCCAGCGACACAGATTTTGTGCAGTTACTGGCGGAAAATGTGCAACAGTACAACGGCATAACCGATGAACTACTCACAATCAATGGCATCTTTGATGCCAAAGGTAAACCAGTAATTGATAAGAAAACAAAAGAACCCAAGACTATTCCAAATCCAAAATGGCTTTTATTTGAAAAATGTATGCGAGGTGATACATCCGACAATGTCTTTAGTGCCTATCCCGGGGTACGCCTTAAAGGAACTAAAAATAAAATTGGCTTGCAAGAAGCATTTGAAGATATGAATAAAAAAGGCTATGCCTGGAATAACATGATGCTTCAGCGTTGGACCGACCATAATGGTTTAGAACATCGTGTGTTGGATGACTATGAACGTAATCGGCACTTGATTGATCTGAGTGAACAGCCAGAAGAAATTAAACAACAAGTCGATCAAGCAATACGTGAACAGATTAGTCATCGAGACATTGGACAAGTTGGTGTTAGATTTATGAAATTTTGTGGCAAGTACGAACTCAATCGTATTAGTGAAAACCCTGAACAGTTTGCTCGCTGGTTAAACGCAACATACCAAGGAACATTAAATGATCATAGCTAAAGCAGTCATTCCAAATCAATATTGGATATTAAAAGAAAACGATCGTAAGATCGGTAACATCGAATCAGGGCCTGAGGGATTCTCTGTTAAAATTAAAGATCGAACCACATGTTTTAAAACATTGAACATGGTACAACAACGTGTTGGTATTGACTTTGAACCTATTAAACAAAGATCTGTGCCTGAACCCAATCAAGTACACGGATACCCAACAACAGAACATCCATATAATCCAATCTTTGATGTTAAACGTCAACTACCAATTTGGACTCAGGAAGAAAAATCCAAGTCGTGGTTTGCCGCAGGTTGGTATCGGATAAAAACAGGGCGTACATGGAACGTAGTACAATGTCCAAAACTCATTACACTTCAGCGTTATCCATACACTGGACCATTTTATACAGAAGAACAAGCCTCAATGCACAGTAGTTAAAAAGATAGGAGAAAAACTATGTCAGAGATTAACAGAGTTGCCGCACAAACAGCAGAGATGTATCGACAACTTGATATTAAAAAGTTAGATAAGCGTCACGAAGAACTTAGATTAGAAGAACAGCGTGTTCGACTTAATCTCAAAGCTAATGAAGAAGCAAGAATTGAAATGAACCGCCGGATGAACCGTGCGGGACAAAACGTAGATAGGATGGCATAATGACAAACCCGTTTAGAGATCAAGAAAAGTTTATGAAGGCTTGCGACCAAACTGTGGGCATACGTAACGAAGATCAATATACAATGTATTTAGATTTGATCGACGAAGAATATAAAGAGCTTAAAGCAGGTATTGCCGACGATGCCGAAGCATTGGATGCACTAATTGATATTTTAGTTGTTACTATCGGTGCTATTCAATCTGCTGGTTTTGACGGAGAACGTGCCTGGAAAGAAGTTATGTCAACAAACTTTGCTAAAATTGACCGACTAACTGGCAAGGTACGTAAACGTGAAGATGGTAAGGTATTAAAGCCGGTTGGGTGGACACCACCTAATTTAGCACCTTACCTAAAAAGAACATAATGTTACACATTAACAAATTTATTGATCGAATCAAAGCGGCAGAAAGTAGAAGCCAACGTGATTTGATTATGACTATTAATGAAGCAAGAGATCTGCATGCTGACATTACAAAGTTACTGCTAGGTCTTCAGGTACTACGTGAACAGGCTCCTGTAACATCTGTAGAACCCATAACTAACATCGAGGTTGTCGGCGGCTCATTCTAAAACTACCTACATAACGGGATAAATAAATGTAGGAGTTTAACAACGATGAGTAGACCAAAACCTAAAGTTCTATTAGAACTAACCAACAAGGTCAGTTACAAGACCGAACAAGTACTTGCGGCTGAAGGGATTTGGGCTGTATTTTTTGATGGACTACCTATCAATCTTAAGACATCAAATATGCTAGTTCATTATCCTGGACCGAAGTATAAAAAGGTTAGTTTTTCCAATAGTGGTCATGCAATTAATCTAGCAAAAAAACTTAATACACAATTTAAGACTGACAAATTCTCCGTGGTGTTATTAAAGCAAGGCCCTCAAATCTTCCCAGATGGTAAACAAAAATGAACTAACGCAAACGTTAGTTGAATTATTACCTGATTCATTATCTGTAACTACAGAAAAAGCACTTAAGACTTGGTATTGTAATATTCGATCCAGTGGCGGTTTACGGCTTACTGATTACGGCTACAAAGCTTTTCAATTCTTGGAAATTGAAAGTTGGACTGTTCCAATTGAGATTAAGAAAAATCTCAATAAGAAAGGATTACTGGCGTTGGATCGTAAGTTGACTTTTCCCTATTATATTGATTTAAAAAATAAACAGATAGTTATGTTTTCTAGCAAAGAAGCAATGCTGGCAACCCTTTACGGGGACTTACAAAAGTTTCTTGACAATTATTCTGGTTGACCAATAATTCCCAATTTACTATAATAAGTGAATATAAAGAGTTAATATTATCAATAATACTATTAATAATACCCAATAATCATTATTGGATTATCAAGGATACTTGAGTATTACCTTATTTTTGTTGTTTTTTTACCACAATTTTGTGGCTTTTTTGCCACAGTTGTTTTTGGTTGACTAGAAATGCTCGTTTTGCTATAATACTTGTATGGAACTTAAAAAGCAAACACGCAAAAAACGCACCGATCGCACTCACATCATTTACATGATTGAAAGCGGCACAGACTTCTACATTGGTGTCACAGCCAAGACTATGAGTACTGTTAAAAAGAGTGTGTTGGTTCGTTGCAACAAACATATCTATCGTATGCGTTCAGAAGACAAGTCATGGATGTTGTACGAGACCATGCGTGAGCGCGGTACCGACTCATTCACTGTTCGTGTATTAGCAGTTGTGCGTGGCAAGACAGAAGCTCACAACCTTGAGCGTGGCTTAATCCGTAGCATGAAGCCCAACTTAAATACTGATGTTCGTGGAGTTAACTTTTAATGGTGCAGTATGAAAATTAAACAACTCAAACCTAGAGACTTTGTTGCCAAAGATTTGCGCACACCAAAATATCGTATGCGCAAAGAAGAATTGAAAACGGCATACCAACGACATGAAAAACACCAATCACGTTGTCGTCTTGTTGACTTTAAAATTGCATAAGTGTATAATCTATATCTAACCAGGAGTATATCATATGATCACAATGAAAGAATGGATGGAACTAGTTGACTATAAAATCACTGAAGGTGGTGATTTTGGCTGGGACTGTTACGGATCAAATAGTTACCAGCTGAGTAGCTGGAACGGTCTCCACGATCGGGGTGGCTGGAGTTTTAATGTTGTATTCAGCACCAAGAGTCAAAAGGTCTATGAAGTAGCAGTTTGCGACTATACCAACAAACGTGCATATCGCATGATCAACTCTGACTATGTTAAAAAGTACAACAAAGAAGCCAAGACTCGCGGCGAAATGCTAAACCAGGCCTGGGACGATGTTGATTACGTGGACCTAGAAGTAGATGATGATTTTATTCAAAAATGTCTTGCTATCAAAGCTGGAGAGGTGTATGATACTCGTGTGAGCGTTCCTATTGATTTACCTGACAATGTGATGCTTGCATTGATGAAAATGGCACACGAACGTGACATCACATTTAACCAATTGGTAGAAGAAATTCTTAAAGAATATATTAGTCTTAACAACAAATTATAATATAATTACTTGTACAGGGCTTATAGCTTAATGGTAAAGCAACCGACTCATAATCGGTCGAGTCTTGGTTCAATTCCAAGTGGGCCCACCAGATCGCGACTGTGGTGAAATAGGTAGACACAAGAGACTTAAAATCTCTCGCTCGCAAGGGCATGCCGGTTCGATTCCGGCCAGTCGCACCAAACAATCTGACTGTAGCTCAGTAGGATAGAGCAACGGATTTCTAATCCGTCGGTCGGGGGTTCGAATCCCTCCAGTCAGGCCATATTAAGGAAACACAATGACTGATTCGAAAAAAACAAAAGTAGAGTTTGCACCTGGTGCATTTGATGATTTTGATGGCACACAAGAAGAACTTGATGCTCTGCAAAAAGAGATCATTGAAATGTTTTCTAAGTTAACCCCAGAAGAACTAGCAGAACAAAGTCGAGCTGTGGACTTTGATGAACTCTCAGATGAAGATCCAGCATTGGCAAAAAAACTATTAAACAGTTTTAACGAAGACTCAACAAGAAAATTGCAATGACCAAGATAAACAGCAGTCCTGAACGAAACACCTTTCAACTTGAGAGTGCAAAAGAACGGGCTAAGGAAGATGGTAAGGAAGTTCCAGAGGCGTACATAGAGTTTTGGCAAACAGCCCGGGAACAAGATGAGGCCAATCTAGTGGATCCTGCTTGGCAAAAAGACAACATGGAATACGACTTGCGCAGTACCAAGTGGATCTGCGACAAAGTAAAAGCCAATGACAATTACGCACAGAATCTATATGCGGCCATGTGTAATATGCAGTTTCAAAAGATTGATGTCTGGCCTATTTTAACAAACCAACGTTGGAGTTGCAGTTGGAGGCATAGCGGCGGCATCATTGCCGACATGCAGGAAAAAGGTGACTACATTGATTGGTATTGTAGTGGTATTGGTAACAATGAACAGGGATTTGGATTAGACGGATTTATACCTACTCCTGATCCCAATAGTAGAGACTACGTACCCGAAGGTGAAGTTACTGAAGAGATCCGAGAAGATCTACGTAAACTTGGATGGACACCTGTGGAATGGAAAGATGACTGATCTGTTCCAACATTGGAAGGAGAATCGTTTTATTGTTGCTCCTAAAGAGTTAACAGACAACGAACGTCTAGTAATACTAACAGACATTCAATATTGGAACAATCGTCATGATGAGTTAGCAGTTTGGTGTAAGGAACGCAATGCAGTAACATCAGGAATGACTGTAGTATTTGGCAATGAAAAAACCCTGGTTGAATTTCTTTTGAGGTGGGCGTGAAAAATGAATTCTCGAACTGGCACGTGGCCAGTGTTGCACCTCCTGTAAATGATCGTGTTTCTAAACATGTGTATGTGGGGTGGACGCCATGCATAGAATGGTGCAAAGAGCAATTTGGAAATACTACAATGGATGGTTGGAGATTTATCGGAGAAGGTGTATTTGAGTTTAGAGATGAAAAAATGTTAACATTGTTCTTACTGAAATGGGCATGGTAGAAGTAACTCTTGAAGGACACAGCACAACTCGTGTTATGGAAATAGTACAAGAGTTGAGAGACAGCGGGCTTCGGCAAGGATTTGACTTTGACTTTCAATATCATCCTCCCAAATTTGATCCG